GCGGGAGTAAAGGCGTACAGACGCAAGAACCCCGGTAGTAAGCTACAAACCGCAGTAACTGAAAAGAAACCAACAGGAAAGCGTGCAGCACGTAGAAAGTCGTTCTGTGCGCGTTCTGCTGGGCAAATGAAAATGTTTCCAAAAGCTGCTAAAGATCCTAATTCTAGGTTGAGGCAGGCAAGGAGAAGATGGAGGTGTTAGTTGGCGTACTTGCAAAGCAACGTACCGTATTTCAAATGCTGGGTAAGGAAAGAATATACCCATAATCACGAGAAGTATCATGGCGAGTTTATTCACGCTATGGCGATTGCAGTAACGACGATGCCAACTAGGTGTTTGAGTTTTCAGGTAATTTTTACTGGAGCTGAAACATACGATGAAGAAGACGAACCCAATGTGCATGGAGGTGCAATGTGGGCAAGGATGCCGATTACAGCGTTGGTAGGAGACACCCCTCTGGAGGAGTGGCCCGAACCTATGCCTGTGTGGGCAGCACAGCCTTGGGATTGCAGTTCGAGGGATCACGCAGTGTACGTGCTTGATAGAGCTACACCATGCCCTTGGCTGGCAAAGATAGATGGGGAGATGTACCCCGCGAAGTATATGTTCACGGTGGACTATACGAACAACGAGATTGCTGATGACCCTGCACAACATAAGCAGAGTCATGTGATGGAGTTACTAGATGCCGGTGATTGGACGGGTAATATTGTAGCTCTACCAAATAATAGGGTGCGGGTGACACATCCCGCTTGGTTTGAAACGGGAGAAGGCGCACCAGATTTTCGTCCTTCTCAACACATTCACTACAGCAAGTCTGATCTGGACTATACGCTCGACGTGAATCAGGTGTTTGATAATTTATATGCGGAGCAAGACGATGGCGACTAGAAAAGGTGGGCGTTCAGCGGTAGCGAGTGCAGGCAAAAGAAAAAGACCTATTTTTGGTGGGGCAGATAGTGATGCAGTAATTAAAATAGACAGGCGCAATCCTGTTACCGCAAGAAAAGAAGAAACAGCTAAAAAAGCAAAAGCTAAAAAAGTTGAACAGGCTAAGATAGACGCTGCTGTAGCTAAACGTAAAAAGAAACAAAAAGCAGAACGTGACGCCATGATGGCTAAGGTTAAGAAAGACCGCCCAATGCCTAAGCGACCTTCTGCAATTAGTTTGGCTAACGCTGCTGACCCAAAGGCAAAGCGTCCCGCAAAGCCGCAAACACCTCCTACAACATCTAAGGTAGCTGCACCTACGAAACAACGTATAGGTACAGGTGACAACCTATATTTAGATGATGGACGAATGAACATCACTAAAACTAATTTGAAAGAAAGCGGTTTAGGTCTAACAGCCTACGCTAATTACATGAAGAAAAACAAAAAACGCCCACCCAAGAAAGCTATGGGCGGGGGTATGATGCGGTCAAAAATGAAAGCTAAAGGCATGAAAGCCGGTGGCAAGATGAAAGCTAAGGGTATGAAAGCCGGTGGCAAGATGAAGGCTAAAGGCTATAAAGCCGGTGGCAAGATGAAAGCCAAAGGTTATATGGCTGGCGGCAAGATGACCACCAAAATGAAACCGAAAGGGATGAAGAGAGGTGGTAAGTCATCATTTCCAGATCTTAATAAGGATGGAAAAGTCACACAGAAAGACATCTTAATAGGTCGAGGGGTCATCAAAAAGAAAGCTGGCGGCAAGATGAAAGCCAAAGGTTATATGGCTGGCGGCAAGATGAAATCTAAAGGTTACTCAAAAGGTGGCAAAGTAAGAGGCGCTGGCATAGCTCGTAAGGGTGTACGCCCAGCTAAGATGTTTTAGGAGAACATTATGAGTAAAAGACGTAGAGCAGGTAGAACGGGTAAAGCAGCTAAGGCACCAAGGCGTACTTCTCGCACTAGCGCACTTGCACGGCGTGTGGCGGATGTCATACGTAAACGTGGCTTTTCACCAGAAGATGTTGTGGCCTCTCAACCTCCCCGTAGGAGAAGAGCGAAGCCGATAACATCTCCCGGTATGAGTTTGCCGGTCGATCCAAAACAAAAACCGATGCCAAGAAAGAAGCCGGGGCCGATAACAGCGAAGCCCGTGCCACCTCCCGGTGGTAAACCGCCCATGCAAAAGCCCATGCCTGTTATGCCGGGGCCAGTTGTAGGAAAGCCTGTGCCAGCTCCCCCTCCCGGTAGCAACCCTCCAATGCCGGGTATAAAGCCAAAACCACCCGGAGGCTTTAGGAAGGGCGGCACCGTAGGTGGAGCTAAGAAAAAAGGCAAAGCCAAAATTCGCGGTGCCGGTATAGAGCGTAAAGGCTTACGTAAGGCGAAGATGTACTGATGCGTAGGTATTACAAGTCAGGCGGTAAGGTAAAGTCGGGCGGCAAGATCTGTCCGGCTGGCAAAGCGTGGGCCAAACGTACGTTTGATACTTACCCGTCTGCCTATGCAAACATGGCAGCTTCTAAGTACTGCAAAGATCCTAACTATGCTAAGGGCAGCAAGAAAAAGAAGAAGTAATGGCAAAAGATCCGAAGGTAGGCACAGGTAAGAAGCCAAAAGGTAGCGGTAGAAGACTGTACACGGACGAGAACCCTAGAGATACGGTGTCTATAAAGTACGCAACCGCTCAAGATGCTCGTGATACTGTGGCTAAAGTTAAAAAGGTAAACAAGCCTTTTGCCAGAAAAATACAGATACTTACGGTACTGGAGCAAAGAGCTAAGGCAGCGGGTAAACACACGCAGGCAGGCATTGCTAAACGTGGTAAAGAAGCCATACGCAGAGCGCGAAAGGTAAAGTAATGGGTCAGCTTAAACAGTGGCGAGAACAGCAATGGGTACGTATCGGCACCGATGGCAAAATCAAAGGGCCATGCGGCACGTCGAAAGATAAAAAGAACCCTGACCGCTGCTTACCTAAAGCTAAAGCACAGTCTTTGAGTCAGTCTGAACGAGCCACTACGGCACGCAAAAAGAAAAAAGCTGGCGCAAAAGGTAAAACAGTAGTAGCAAATACACCGAAAGCAAAAGTTAAAACGGCAAAAGCTGGTGGCCCCATTCGCGCAAATCACAAAGGTTGTGGCGCGGTGATGAATAAGCGTAGGAAGAAAACGCTATACGTACAGGGTAGTAGACCATGACGACATCTGGAACAACTGCATTTGATATGGATTTCACGGAGATCGCTGAAGAAGCGTGGGAACGTGCAGGTCGTGAAATGCGTTCTGGGTATGATTTACGCACCGCCAGACGTTCCATGAACTTGATGACTATTGAGTGGCAAAACCGTGGTATCAATTTGTGGACGATTGATGAAGGCACTGTCACGATGGTTAAGGGCACAAGTCAATATGACTTACCTGCGGATACCATTGATTTGTTAGAGCAGGTCATACGCACAAACTCTGGCGATGAGTACGCCCAGTCTGATCTGACTATTAACCGAATAAGTGTTAGCACGTACGCCTCCATACCCAACAAACTAACAGAAGGCAGGCCAATACAGGTTTACATAGAACGTCTTAGAGATAACCCTAAGATCAACGTGTGGCCTGTGCCTGATAAGAACAACGAGTACATATTTAAGTACTACCGTATGCGCCGTATCCAAGACGCAGGTAGCGGGGTAGAAACGGCTGATATGAACTTTAGGTTCTTACCCTGTTTAGTTGCGGGATTGGCGTACCATATAGCTATGAAAGATCCAGAGCTAGCGCCTCGTATAACATTACTAAAAGAGGTGTATAACGAGCAGTTTGCACTAGCAGCGGCAGAAGATAGAGATAAAACAGCGGCACGGTTTGTACCGCGTGCTACTAGGACATACTAATGTCTAATCGTTTTGCGTCAGCCAAAATAGCTATTGCTGAGTGTGATATTTGCGGCTTTCAGTATAAGCTACGTGAGTTAAAGAACGTAATACGTAAAGGGCAGGACACAAACTTAAAGGCGTGCCCAGAGTGTTGGAATCCAGATCACCCGCAGTTAAAACTTGGTGAGTTTCCAGTAAATGACCCGCAGGCTATTAGAGATCCACGTCCTGATAGAAGTTTGGGTGAATCGGGGGTAAACAGTAGCAGACAGATACAGTGGGGTTGGAATCCTGTAGGAGCGGGTGATGATCCTTTTGGCTTAACTCCTAATGACTTAGTAGCAACAGGTCAGGTGGGAACAGTAACGGTAACAACAACTTAGAGGCGTTTATGAAAACACCGAAGTTCGCTCAAGTTAAAGGTGTACAACCTGTTAAGGGTGCACCGCAAACCGACATGAAAGATGTAAAGACTACCGGCATAAAGATCCGAGGTACTGGCGCTGCAACAAAAGGCACAATGGCTCGTGGCCCTATGGCGTAGAGAATGAACTACACTGAGCTAAAAACAAATGTTCAAGACATTTGTGAACTGACGTTTACAGATGACCAGCTTGCTTTGTTTACAAAACAGGCTGAACAAAAGATATATAACTCCGTGCAAATACCAGCACTACGTAAAAACGTAACAGGGGTTATGACTGCTAGTAACACGTACCTATCCGTGCCTAGCGATTTCTTGTATGTGTACAGTTTGGCAATAATAGATAGTAGCAGTAATTACATTTACCTACTAAATAAAGACGTAAACTTTATTAGGGAAGCCTATCCAGTGGCAGCTACCACCGGAGTGCCTAAGCATTACGCTATCTTTAACGATGATTCTTTTATTATTGGCCCTACCCCAAATAGTAACTTTTCAACCGAATTACACTATGGGTATTACCCAGAGTCCATAGTTACGGCAAGCACGACATATTTAGGCGACGAGTTTGACTCTGTATTACTGAACGGTACGTTAGTAGAAGCCATACGATTTATGAAAGGTGAGCCTGATATGGTGGCAATGTATAACGAGATGTACAACACATCACTTGCATTACTCAAAGTTCTAGGTGATGGGAAACTACGTTCTGACACATACCGTTCTGGTCAAGCCAGATTAGCGGTGCAGTAAGGAGTTATATGGTTTTACAAGCTCCACAAATGGAAGTAGGTAATGTTCTTGTTGCTACCACAGAACACAAGGGGCATGACCCTGAGTTTTGGGCACAAGCTGCCGCAGGTAGAATTGTAAGTGTGGGTGGCAGTTGTCATCCCGTAATAGCGCAACAAGCAGAAGCGTTCAAAGAAGCGGTCAGAGCTACAGTTTTGCACTACATAAAAGAAGCAATAAAAAGCGATAGGACGACACTTATTGCAGAACTAGAACGTCAAGGTCATAAGGACATGGCAGACATACTTAGGAGTTTATAATGGCTATATCTACAGCTATGTGCACATCCTTTAAGCAAGAGATCCTTGTTGGTACGCACAACTTTACTGCCAGTTCTGGCAATACGTTTAAGCTAGCTTTGTATACAAGCTCTGCTTCTTTAGGCGCAAGCACTACTGCATATTCAACGTCTAACGAGGTATCTGGTACAGGATATACAGCGGCTGGTGCAGCATTGACTAGCGTTACGCCTACAACGTCAGGC